GCCTGCCGACCGGCGACTACGAGCAGCGGGTGCTGCGCACGCCCGAGGTCCGCAACTTCCAGGAGCAGATCACCAACGCATCCAAGGAGATCCGCGAGATCGAGCGGGCGATGGGGATCGACAAGAAGAGCCGCGACCAGGCCGGCGACGAGTCGCTCAAGAGCTGGCTGGTGCAGATGAAGGCGCGAGCGCACCGCTACGGCCTGCACGTGTCAAAGCGGGTGCACGCCTACGAGGAGTTCGTGATGGAGCTGCGCTGGCGGCTGCGGCTCAACGAGATCGGCGACGCCGAGGATCGCCACTACGAGGACTGCTCGGACGAAGGGGTCATCCGCTGGGCGCGCGAGCAGCTCGCCGAGCTGGAGCAGGCCGACCGCACGTTCGCGCAGGAAGAGGGGGCGCTGGTCCTTGGCTCGGCGGTTTAGGCACCGCATCGAGAACCGCGACGACCTGTTCTGGCGTTTCACCCTCCTGGCCGTCGCGCTCACTTCGGGGTTCGGGGTGTGCATGGGAGCGGCGATCCTGTTCGGCGCGAGCGACAACGTGGTGCTGCGGATGATCTCAGCGCTCGGAACGATGTTCTCCGCCGTCATCGGGCTGGGCTCGGGCTACCTGCTCGGCGCGGCGGCCACCGGATACACCACCGAGACGCAGGAGGAGGACACCGATGGCGAGCGAGCTGCCCCGCCAAACCGGCATAGCTAAGCCGGTCGAGGAGCTGGTGCGCCTGGACGGCACGAAGCTGCCGATGGAGGCGGGCACGTTCACCTTCGACGAGGACGACTTTCTGTTCTACGGGATGCTGCTCGACCCCGTCTACATGCCCGAGCTGATGTGGCGCAACCCCAGCAACTTCGAGTACGGCGGCCAGTACCGGGTGCGCGATTACCAGTACATCATCAACCGGCTCAACGACAACTACGCGATCGTTAGCTGCGCGCGATCGGTCGGCAAAACAGAGTCGGAGAAGATCCACGCGGAGATCCACGCGTTCGGCAGCTACGACAGGATGCTGATCACCGCGCCCGAGCTGATCCACCTGCTGCCGCTCACCGACGCGGTCGAGAGCAATCTGATGGACAACACGCTGCTGCGCGAGTTCCTGGACCTGCGCAACGGCCAGACCGGGTTTCAGCACCGGCCGTTTCAGGCCAACTTCATCGACGGCACCAAGATCGTCGGGCGGATCCCGAAGATCACCGGCACCGGCGTCAAGGGCCAGCACCAGGACAAGCTGCTCATCGAGGAGGGCCAGGACTATCCCGAGCGCGGCTGGACCGAGGTCAACGAGACGGTCAACTACGACGCCGTGGACCGCTGGGGCCGCCCGAGCTTCCACTTCTGGATCTACGGCGTGCACAGCGGCAACAAGGCGTCGGGCTTTGACGAGCGCGCTCGCTCGACGCTGTTTCGCAAGGTCAGGGTGACGATGCTGCGCCGGCCCGACTGGAGCCCCGATCGCAAGGCGAACGCGATCGCGGCCTACGGCGGCACCAGCTCGCCGGACTACAAGCGCAACATTCTCGGCGAGCCGGGTGCCGGCGCGACCGCGTACTTCGTCACCGCGCGGCTGATGGCCTGCGTCGACCAGGACGTGACGCGCGGCGAGCGGCCGGGCTCTGACTACAACGAGCGGATCTACGTCAAGCAGACCTTCCGGGCCGAGGAGCTGGACGACCTCGGGATGAGCATCTCGGACCTGCTCGACCTGCCCGACATCCGCACGCGCGGCTGGTGGGGCGGCGTCGACATCGGCCTGACCGACTCGCCGACCGTGATTTCGCTGTTCGCCGAGATCGACGTGCGCAAGCAGCCGCGCATCGCTCTGGTCCGGCGGTTCACGCTGGAGCGCTTTCGCCCGCGCCAGATCCGCGAGGCGCTGTATGCGATCGGCTGGCACTTCGGCGCGAACCTGCTCGGCGTCGGTGTCGACGTGACCGGGCTGGGCGCGCCGATCTTTCAGGACATGGAGGACGACGAGCTGTGCCCGCCGCGCCTGAAGCAGACCACCGTCGGCTACACGTTCAGCTCGAAGGTCGAGGTCGGCGTCTCAAGCGACATGGTCACCGAGGCCAACGGCGTGCTGCGCGACCACCTGGGCAACATGGTCAAGATCGTCGAGGACGAGTACACCGGCGACGTGCGCTATGTGGTGATGATGCCGTTCATCGCCGCGTCGACGGGCATGATCCGCACCGAGGTCGACTCGGGCACGCTGCTGTTGCCGTTCGACACCGACGTGACCAGCGACATGCTCCAGGAGACGCGCCAGCGCGTCGAGCGCATCGGCCGGCGCGGCGAGACCGGCGGCGGCGTCATGAAGAAAGGCGACCGCTTCCACATCCTCGACTCGTTCAGGGCGGCGTTCTACCGACGCAGGCAGGACGAGATCCTTGCCCAGCTCGACAGGGGGCCGCAGGAGTCGGTGCTTGAACTCGCCGGCATCGACGATTTCGCCGCGACGCCCTACACGCCCGAGCAGCTCGCGGGCGTGCTTGGTTTGGGCTCGTCGTAAATTACGGACGATGATCGAGTCATGTCCGCTGACGGGACAGCCACATCGCCTCACGGACTCGCGCGTGGGAGGGAGCTACCTCTGCCTGGACTGCCGGCAGAAGGTGATCACCTGCTGCGAGGGTCCGGTGATGGACCCGCTCCCGGATCCGGTGACGATCCGGGAGGCGAGACTAGCGGCGTCCTCGCCCGCGCCGCCGTCGTCCGCTTTCCCGACCTCCGTGAGCTGAGTGGCTCCGAACGAGTCAATGCGCTGGCCGACCACATCGCCGACACCGCGATCGTGCGCGGCGAGCTGGAGCAACTGCGACTGGAGGCCCACGTCGAGCTGCGGGGCGCTCGCGAACGTCTTCGTCTCATTCCCGCCACGTCGCACAAGTCGAAGAGCGCCGCCGAGGAGTCGCGCCGGATGGCCGCGCCCGAGACCGCACGCGAGATCGACCATTGGCAGTGGCTCGTCGACCGCTGCACCGAGCAGATCGCGCGCTTCGGCGGCACCGAGTACGACGCCGCGAGTCGCACCTACACGCTGCTTTCGGGCTCATAGACCCCAACACAGGAGATGACGATGCAAGAGCAAGAACAGCAGCACGACCCGCACGCCGGCCAGCAGCAGCCCGACGCGGTGGGCGCTGAGACCGCCCCGGTGGCACCGGCATTCGAGGACCAGGCCCAAAGCGGCGATCGACCGCCCGAAGATAGTGCGGTCGAGGGGCCGCCGCCGGTGACCGACCCCGAGAACCTGCCCCAGGAGCCCGACGAGCAGTCCGGACCGAGCGTCGCCTCGGAGGAGGCCGTCGGCTCCCCCGGCGTGCTGGTCGGCACCACGACCGAGGAGGCCCCCGGCGTCGGCGGCATCGGCGACCACCCTGCGCCGGCCGCGATGGTCGACCCCGAGACCGGCAGGGTGCGCGTGGCGGGCGAGCCTCCGCACGCCGCCGCAAGCGTGGCTCCGGCCGAGGACGCCGACGTGCAGGCCGGCGGCGACGTGACCGACGACGAGGCGCGCGAGAGGCTCAACGCCGTCCAGGAGCCCGAGCAGGTCGAAACCGAACGTCCCGACATCGGGACCGAGTAAGGAGCGGACATGGCCAACCCGAACCCCAACGAGCCGAACTTCCCCTACTCGGCCGGCACCGACAACCCCGGCGACAACACGGCGATCGCGGGCGGCCCGAGCAACGTCGCCGCCACCGAGACCGCGCCGCTGACCCTCTCGGGGCCATCGCTGACCGCCTCGATCGCGCGCACGCCCAACCTGCCGCCGGGCATCGCGGCCGGCGGCAGCGACACCGTGCTGCCGGGGGGCATGCAGGCCGTGCCGCTCAGCGCGGCCGGCTTCGAGAGCGCCGTCGATCGCGGTGCCGATCCGGAGGGCGGAGTGGATCCGGTGACGGGCGCGCCGCGCCAGTCCGGTCAGGACGAGGTTGCGGGTGCTACCGAGACGACTCCGGGGACGAGCCCGGCGGCGTTCCCGGAGCCGAATCCGTAGGCCAGCCCCGATCGACTAGCTCCTGACACGGGTCGCACAGCTCCGGCGGCGGTGTGTCGTACCAGTTCTCGGGCAGCTCGGCGGTCAGGTGGCCGCAGACGTGGCAGTAGTAGTACATCGGCGAGCCGGCCGGAAGCGAGGCGTTGTCGATTCGCTGGGGCGCATTGGCGCGGCGATCGGCCAATGCCGCCAGCGCCAGCGCCCGTTGCTGCTCGTCGGTGTACTCAGAAGGGGATGTCATCTTCGGCTTGCGCGGGGGTGACCGGCGGGGCCTGCTCGCTGGCCGCTGGAGCTGGAGCTGAGCCACCGTCGCGCTGACCGCTGTCGATGAACTGCACGTTCTCGGCGACGATGCGCAGCACCGAGCGCTTGGTGCCGTCCTGCGCGTCCCACTCGCGGAAGTCCAGCCGGCCGTCGACCATCACCGAGCGCCCCTTCGCGAGGTAGGTGTTGCAGCTCTCGGCCTGGCGGCCGAACACGACGACGTCGACGTAGTTGGCCTTCTCGGCCCACTCGCCGCGTTCCTTGACGCGCGTGTTGTTCGCAATCCGCAAATTGCACAGCGTGGTCTCGCCGAACGTCTTCAGCTCGGGGTCGCGCGTGAGGTTGCCGGTGATGACCACGCGGTTGATGCCTTGCATGTTGCTCCTTGTGGCTCAGGGGTCGAGTCCTGCCGCTCGTACATTAGCCCTTGAGCCGGCATTACCCGCCCTTGCTGGTCAGTTTTCGACGCTTAGCCTATGCCTTTTGAACCAAGCGATCACGATGGCAAGCTGTGGATTCCCGATGACGCGCGCGCGCAGATCGAGAAGGACCGCGCCACCGTCCTGATCGACAACCAGACCGATCTGCCCGACGTGGTGCTGGAGTCGTTCTTCGTCGAGAACACCGCGATGTTCGGCTTCGGCCAGGAGACGCGGTATATGAGCTACGCGTCCGAGGGGTCGATGATGGCACGCTCGAAGTGGCAGCCGCCGCGCAACGTGTTCGAGGAGATCTCGATCGCCCGCGAGCTTGCCGAGCGTGACGACGACGTGGGTGAGGCGATCGGCGCGATCATCGCGGCGGCGTATCACGGCGGCTATGACAACCAGCACGAGGACGAGCAGATCGAGCACACGTTCGCCGAGATGAGCGAGGACGTCGGGCTGATGCACGTGATGCACGAGATGCACCGTGAGCTGCTGATCTCGGCGCAGATCATCACGGTGACCCTGTTCACCCGCGCCTCGTATGACATCCGCCCCGAGAACGTCAGCAGGGTGATCAGCCGGTCGGTGGCCGCGCCGCTGATCGGCGTGCTGCCGGCGGAGCGGATCCGCGTCGTCGGCAACGACCTGTTCGGCCAGGGGCCGCTGGCGTACATCCCCGAGGGCTCGCTGTCTGACTGGCTGCGCGCCTACTGGAGTAAGAGCACGAGCCCCGCTCGCAAGCGCGAGATGCGCATGCAGGATCCGGTGGCGGCGGCGCTGTTCATCGGCCGCGCCCCGGTCAACCCCGGCGAGCCGCTGACGATGGCGTTCGGCGCGGAGCTGTATCTCCTGAACCCGGATATGGTCAGTCGATCGACGATGGCTAAGGGGACGTGGCGCTACCCCCGTCCGCTGCTGACGCGCAACCTGCCGCTGCTCGAAGCCAAGCGGCTGCTCAACGTGATGGACCACGCGCTGCTTCAGGGCGGGATCAACTACATCGTGGTGGCCAAGAAGGGCGACGAGAAGAAACCGGCGACGCAGCCCGAGATCCAGAACCTCCAGGCGCTCGTGCAACGCGCCTCGCGCTCGGGCGTGCTGATCGGCGACCACCGGATCAACCTGGAGATCGTCCAGCCCGACATGACGGAGATGCTCAACCCCGAGAAGCGGCGGATGATCGGACGCAAGCTCTCCCAGGCGCTTCTGCGCGTGCCCGAGTTCGGCTCCGACGAGACCGGCGCGTCGGTGCAGACGTTCACCGAGCTGGCCAAGGCGGTGATGACCGACGACCGCAACCTCGTCATCGGCCACATCCACCGTTACATCTGGCGCGACTGCATGAAGCGCAACGCGGCGGTGTTCGGTCGCAACGATCGACCGCTGATCTGGACGCCGAAGGTCATCCTCCAGGGCCTTGACTTCTGGACGCAGTACCTCCTCAAGCTGTATGACCGTGGCGACCTACCGCGCAAGTACATGGTCGCGTTCGGCGGCTATGACTACGACGCCGTCAAGGCGCAGAAGAGCCGCGAGGTCAACAACGGCCACGACGAGATCTTCGCGCCGCCGCCCGTGCCGTACTCAGCGCCGGGACAGATGGGGCCGACACCCAACCCTTACCGGTACGGCAAT